AATTTGGAAATGAAGACATTCATCGCAGTATGATCCTAAGATATATTATTATGAAACTGCAGAAAGGAAAACAAAACTAATGGCCTCGATTTTCTGTCCATCTTGTGGTGCGAAATCTGAATATCAATTTTCTGCTCCAAATTTTTGTTCTAAATGTGGAAAGTCATATGTAGAAACTCATGTAGCGTCAAAATCTATAAATTCAATCTCTCAAATGAGATCAGCTAGATTTAAAGCTTCAAGCGAACAAAATGAAGAGGATTATGATGATAATGAGGAGTCCGATTCTGACGACTCAGAAACAGATTCCTTTTCAAACGCAGTTAAAGTTCCAAGAATTAGAAAACTTGATGTAGAAATAGATTCAAGTACTGATGTTAGAATAATTAAATTTGAAAATTTATTGAATGGAAATTCTAATTCTGACGTTTTTTCGAAAAGTAAAAGTCGTCAATTAGATGATTTAATAGATTAAAATGATTCATAAAATTTTTACATTCGAAGAAAAAAGTGATATAATTGCAAAAGCTATAAATAAAAAAAGAAATAAATGGCATCTAAGTGCAATAGCTTGGATGGATTTCGATGATGTGACTCAAATTATAAAGTTGCATATTTATAAAAAATGGTCCATGTGGGATCAAGATAAACCTCTTGAACCTTGGATTGGTAGAATAATATCTAATCAATTAAAGAATTTAATCAGAAATAATTACACAAATTACGTAAGACCATGTTTAAGTTGCCCTCATAATGGTGGAGAGGATCAATGTCTAATTTCAGCAAATGGATTGCAAAATAATTACTGTACGTTATATGCAAAATGGGAAAAGCAAAAAAAAGCAGGTTATAATTTAAGAATGCCTGTAACAATTGAAAATCACAAACAAGAGATAGAGCAGACTGTAGATAGCAACTTTTTCTCTTTTTCGAGTGTGGAAATTTTAAATGCAGAAATGGAAAAAAATCTAACAAGTAAACAATTTTCTGCTTATATTATGTTATTTTTTGAAGAAAAGAATGAGGAAGATGTTGCAAAATTCATGGGGTATAAAACTAATGAAAAAAATAGAATGATTGGGTACAAACAAATTAAAAATTTAAAAAAACTATTTAAAGAAAAAGCTTTAGAGATTTTAAAAAATAAAGATATTTGTTATGGAGGAGAATAATTCACTAAGTAAGGAACAGCAAGATTTTATCCTTAACAATCATCACATGATTAAGGATCTTAACAAATTAACTCAAAAATGTTTTAATGATGATTCTTTAGATGGAAGGACTACTCAAGGAAAATTAATTCGAGCATTTTTAGTTAAAAATAATTTAAAATATAATACATCTAAGCATGTAAAAGTAGATTCTATTGAATTCACTGAAGCTAATAAGCAATTTATAATGCAATCTTCTCAACAAGGGATGAGTTCATTTGCAATTGCTGAATTATTATTTCCTCATCAGGAAATTAAAAAATTAGGAGCTGAACAAAGAGCTGTTTTAGAACAAATAAGAAGTGTTGATGATAGTTATATTCAAAATCAAGAAAGTGGATTACTAATAACGTACTCTCCACCCAAAACATATCCAAGATTAATTAAAAAAGTATTTGATTCAACAGGTTTTCAATTAGAAGAGCAAAAAATGAGTCGAGGACAAAAAAATTGCTTAGATAAACTTGCCATCAACCTATGCAACTCAAGATTTATTAAAATAATTAATAATTATAGCGGAAAAGATGATAGAAATTTATTTGAGGAAGAGTTTACTAGATTAACTTGGGATAAACCAGACTTAACAGCTGACGAATTGAATCTTTATATGAATGTATGTAAGGAAATTATAAATTTAGAAGTTATAAGTAAACATTTAAATAAATTAAATGATTTATTTGATTGCGCAGAAGAGCAAAATGACATGTCTGTAAAACTTGCAGAAATAATTAAGGCTAAAAGTAGTGAGTATCATCAATGCGAAGGTAGAATAGAAGCTTTAACTAAAAAACTTCAAGGAGATCGTTCAGAAAGAATGAAAAATAGGCAGAGAGAAAACTCTTCCGTTTTATCATTAGTTCAAATGTTCCAAGATGAAGAAGAAAGAAAGAATATGATTCGAATGGCTGAGATGCAGAAAAAATTAGTTAAAGAAGAAGCTTTTCGATTGGAAGGTATGCCATCTTTCAAGGCTAGAGTTTTAGGAATTTCTCAAGAAGATGTCATTTAACTGTTTAGAGTGTGATAAAGATTTTGATTCAGAAAGAAGCCTTCATGCACATATAAAAAAGCATGATATGTTTCTTCATGATTATTTTGTAAAACATTTTTCTCGTAGAAATTTATTGACCAATGAACTCCTTCCTTTTAAAAATAAAGATTCTTATTTTAAGTATGATTTTTGTAGTATTGACCAACTTTATGAGTGGTGTGAAGTTACTGAGACAGAAACTGTCAAAAATTATATCTTAGATAAACTTTTAAATAGAATTTTAAGTTGTGAATTAAAGTTTGCCCCAAATGAGGTTGAATTATATACAAGTTTTTTACCAAAAATTTTTATATATAAAAAAATCTTTAAAAGTTACACATATGCTTGTAAAGAAATTGGTTACGAACCAATGTTCAATAAAAAAATTCCTGATTTTTTTTGGGATAACTCTTTTGTAGAGAATTTAACTATTTTAACAGATACTAGAGAGCAAGAGCCTCTATATTTCAAACAACAAGTTGTAAGAAAGTTAGATGTGGGGGATTATGCAATTTTAGATCACTTCGATTATACTTTTGTAGATAGAAAATCAGAACAGGATTTTAAATCAACATTAAGTAAAGATAATTTAGTTAGATTTAAGAAAGAGTTGGATAGATGTAGAACTATGGGTTGTTATTTATTCATTGTTGTTGAAACTGACCTAAAGAAATTAGAAGAATCAAATAAAAAATCTGTTCACAAATGTAATATGAAATACATATATCACAATATGCGTTTATTACAACATGAATATAGAGATTGTTGTCAATTTGTATTTTCTGGTAGTCGTTTAAAGAGTGAAGATTTAATTCCTAGAATTTTAAAGGCTGGGAAAAAAATCTGGGATGTTGATATGCAATATTTTTTAGAAAATAAAAATTTATGAGCTGGGAAGTAGGAAATCAAAAGAGCAGAAATAAAGATAAAGATATTAATGATTATATCTTAACTAAACAAGGTCATTTAGATGAAAGAGAGGCTAAGATTTTATTGTATAGATTTTTGAGGGAGAATCCGTCATTTACTTCTGATCTGTTGACGGGTGTGGAGTTGTTTCCATTTCAACACATGGCAATTAAAGCTATGTTTAATACAGACTATTTTTTAGGCATCTGGAGTCGTGGACTATCAAAGTCATTTACTACTGGTGTATTCGCCATCCTAGACGCAATCATGCACCAAGGAGTGCATATTGGTATTATTTCTAAATCGTTTCGTCAGGCAAAAATGATCTTTAGAAAAATTGAAGATATTTCCAAAACTGTAAAAGCATCTATGTTTGCAGAGACTATCACTAGAGTTTCAAGAGGTAATGATGAATGGTTTATGGAAATAGGTTCGTCAAGAATTACTGCATTGCCATTAGGTGATGGAGAAAAATTGCGCGGCTTTCGTTTTCAAAGAATGATCATTGATGAGTTCCTACTTATGCCTGAAAAGATTTTTACTGAAGTTATAACCCCCTTCTTAGCTGTTGTTGAGAATCCAACTGAAAGACAAAACATGTACGATATGGAGTCTAAGATGATTGCTGAAAATAAAATGACAGAAGATGATAGAATGAGTTGGCCACAAAATAAAATCATAGGTCTTTCTTCAGCAAGTTATAAATTTGAATATTTATATAAATTATACCAACAATATGAAAATTTAATTATAAACAAAGAGAAGCAAGACGTTGCTCATAGAGTTATTATGCATTTTAGTTATGATTGTGCTCCAAGTCAGTTGTATGATGCTGCTGCTTTACAACAAGCTAAAGCTACGTTAAGCGAATCTCAATTCCAAAGAGAATATGGAGCGGTATTTACTGATGATAGTAGTGGATATTTTAAAGTTAGCAAAATGATTGCATGTACAATTCCAGATGGCGAAGGTCAATCAGTAGAAATTGCTGGAGACTCTTCCTCAAAATATATTTTATCTTTTGATCCTAGTTGGTCTGAATCTGATGGATCTGATGACTTTGCTATGCAGGTTATAAAGCTTGTTCCAGATAAAAAAATTGGAATTCTTGTTCATAGTTACGCTATGGCTGGATCTAATTTAAAAAG